GTAGCGTTACTTCTTTAGACATGTTGCCTCCTGTTGGTTTGCCTTCCTAAATCATACCTAAAAGGAGAGCAAGCGGTGTGGGAGAGCGGGAAGGCAATCGCCCTCAACCACACCGCCGCCCTGATCTAGTTATGCGTATGTACCTGAAGCCTTAGCGTTCTGCAACACCCATTTAATAGGTGAGAAGCCGCCTGAAGAACCAGCATCAGTTGTGTTTGATTGTGCGTTAATGTCCACGGATACCTGTACAAAATCTTCACCGCGTTCAATCACACCAGTGGTGTAAGCGCCCTTAGTAAGAGTTGCCTGGATCTGAACTTCAGATGCACCTGAACCATAGTTCCAATTGAACACAAGAGCAGGCTGTGAGTTGTTAAGGAAGTTAAGCAATTCTGCATCACTGTCCATGACAAATGTAATCTTGCCTGTTACTTCCAAAGGCCCTAGAAATACCTGGTATGGATCTTGTGTATTTGAAATGCCATAGATAGGTGTTGCAGGGCGTGTCATGTCAATGTTGCCAGTCATGGCAGTTGATACCGCAGATCCACCAATTGAAACAGTACCGCGCCACACTGGTGTAGGTAGAACTGTTGAGAATGTAGGTGTTGGATCTGAAACAACTTCAGACTGGAAACCAGTGCTTTTTGCGTCATACTCAAGCATGCCGTCTGCATTGAACTTCAATGAGAAGTCAGAGAACTGGCAACCAGGGTATGAGCGAACATCTACCGCGTAGAAGTCAGTCAATGTGTAAGAAATTGGCTGAACATCTCCGCCTGATGCAAGGCTGTTAAATAGTGAGATTGTGTGAGTGTATGGTGCAGAAGCGCCAGTAGTTGCTACTGATCCTAGAACACCTGCAATTGCGTATCCCACGGTGTCTGCAAATACTGCTCCACCAAAATCTACTGTTGAGCGTGTGCGGCCAGGAATGTAATTGTAATTCAATACATTTGAGCCACGCAAACCTGTGTCGTAAAGTGGATCTACAATGTCCACTGGCTTTAATGCGTCCTTCATTACTGGAATGAAGTCGGTTGGTGCTACTGCCGTACCGCGGGTTGCTTCTTTAGCAATACCTAAGTACGAGCGTACGGACTGTTGAACAGACATTATTTCACGCTCCTAGTTTCTTGTCTGACGCGGCAGACATAATGGTTGTTGTTTCTTTTGGTTCTGTTGGTTCTGTGACTGATGGCTTTGCGCTTGCAAGTGTTACATTTGCGGCAACAAATCCTTCAGGTGCGTCAAACTCATCACCAGGTTTTACAGTCACCCCAACACTAGGGAACACGCGTTCATCAGTTCCATTGTATTTGTATTTCATCATGCTCCTTATGCTTGGATCATCTGTGTTACTGGAAATTGTATCTCAGCAAAGATTTCTGTAACGCCTTCTTTTTCAGTAGAAGGTTCTCCATATCGGGCTTGAATAACCGGCTCTGCTCCTTGCCAAACTAAATTACCTGTTGGATCGCCAAAGTTATGATCTGATCTTAAACGCTCCTTGATGTTATCAACAATTGTGTCAAAATCAGTCATAACATCTTCTGCCTCTCTATGAAAAGAAATGCAGAAAATTTGAACAATTACGGTGTAATCAACACGCTTCCAACCGTTAGTTGCCCCGCCTATTGCTAGGCGTGTTTCATACTCATCAGCAATGTAAACAACAATTGCCGCTCTTGTAGCCTGACCTGGTTCAGCGTTTACCTGGTAGTTGATAATCTTTGGAAAAGATGTAAATACCTGATTGACATTTGTAATACGCGGATTGGCTAAAAATAAAGATAGCGTTTGGCGTACCGCGTTGCGGCCTGTGAGGATAGGTACGGCAGGCATTATCTAATCCTGCGGTACTTGTTCACCATGTCTAGGGCTACGGCTATGTCATTTCCGTAGCGCACTGAACCAGGAATGTTTCCTGCGGGTGAGGTTGTGTAAGCCATAGTAGTTGAAGCATCACCGCGCATTTTAATAAATGCGGTTGTAATTAAAATACAGGCTTGCTTGAGAACGGTTGGCAGGTTGCTAAATGTCGCGCCAACCCCATGAGCAAAAATCATAGGAGCAACTAAAGGAATTGTGGTTGATCCATAGGTGTAGTTGCTTGCAACCGTTACGCGCTCAGTTCTCTGACCATCAAAAATGCGGTACTGCTCGCCTGGCAAAATGCCTACTCCACTGGCTACGGTTAAAGTGCTATCTCCTGCAAGGGTAGCAACAGCAATTTCTGTATTGGCAAATCCTGCAATGTATGTGTACTTAGTAAATGTCCAATTGCTCTGCCCGATAGAACCGCCAAATTGAAGCGGGCCTTGAGATGTGTAGTTCCACCCAATTTGATTACCAGGGATAATAATTTGTTGCCCTTCAAACCATGCTATTGAGCAATCTTGTAATTCATTTAATTGGTTTGGGTTTGCCCCGTAATAAAATGCTGAAAGAGAAACAATAGGCGCGTTGTATGGGTGCAGTGCGTAATACCCGCCTGATGCTGAATAGCGTATGCGCTGTGTTTCTGTGTACTGACTAGCAACAAGATTTTGGTTGAGGTACTCATTCATGTATGAAGAAGCGCGCAAAATAACTTCTGCAAGTTCTGCGTCTTGAGCCGCCGCGTTACCGCCCACAACCAACATGTCATAGTTGATTGCAGTTGGCGCGTTCTTGTATTCCGCCACACTAATGTATGGGTTTTCATTGCTAATGTCGGGCGTGATACCTACGGCCATGATCTAGTCTCCATCTTTCTGAGTTTCTTGTGACTGGTATCCGCAACGCCCACATTTGCGAAACCAACCCTCAAAGCCACATTCTACGCAACTAAATCCGCGCTTGCGGTCATCACTAGAGTATGGATTTAGTGCCGCTTCAAAAAAACCTTCTGCCTTCATTGCCTTCTGATGCGCCTTGTTTTCTACATTGTAAATACCCTGGCGGTTTGTGTAATAACTTTGACCACCAATAACAGTTTCTTTGACACCCTTATCAGGTGCTACCCATCTTGCCATTTTGCCTCCTAGTTAATTGGGAAAGGGTGCGGCTTTTACACCGCACCCCTCCCTTCTTATTAAGTTGTAACTTACGCTGAAACGATACCTGAAACTGCGCCATTCCATGCAGGAGCGGTGCAGAAGAAAGTTCCACGGAAGTATGTTGAGAAGTCATAAGTGAACTGAGTTACTGGCCACTGGATACCCATGTAGTCCTGTACCAAGAAGTTCGCCCATACATCAGATACCTGTGTATCAGGAATTGGCAATGTGAATGAAAGAACAGGTGCTACACCTGAGTTCAGCCACGGGTGAACCATAATGTCCACTGCTTTTCCTGTTACTTCGTTTTGAAGTCCTGTAACGATAGAACCGTATGTAGTTCCGCCGTCACCTGGGTTGTTAATTACCAAACGGTAATTAGCAGTTGAACCGTTCTTAATCGCATCAGATAGTTGCTTACGATCATTACCGTTCATCAATACAACATCAGGATCAGCCTTTACATTTTGGTACAAGTTAGCAAAAACAGTTTGGAATTCTACACCTGGGTTAGCAGTTGAGAAAGCGCTGTTAATTGTGTTGTTGAAACCAGTGTTAGGCCCTAGAACTGTTGGAAGAATTCCGTCATAACCAGTTGAATAAGCAGATGTATCTGCGGCGGCGCGTGTTACTAGCGCACCAGTAGTTGTGTAGGTGATTAGGTTTCCTGAGTTAGGAGCAGTACCACCCTGAAGTGTTGCGGTTAGGCCCTGGAATGTTCCCTGGTATGTAGCAGTTGCCTGAGCGCCTGACCTAACATAAAGGTTGTAACCAAGTGCGCCAACAACAGGTGCAGTTAAAGTTACTACAATAGTTTTATTACTTCCTGAAGTTGTTTCTGCGGCTTGCGCTGAAACAATTGACTCACCAAAGCCGTTTGCAGAAATACCAGCGTCAGCAGTTACAAAAATAATAAACTGCCCATTAGGTAGTGCTGTTTGACCTGAAGTAGTTGCGGTAGCGGTTGCAGAAGCAATTACTGGTGCAGCAAGTGCGCCTGAGTATCCGCTTGCAGTACCGCGAGCCATTAGCATCATGCGTTCTTCCATAAGCATTGTTGCGTATAGAGTTGAAGTTGATGATAGTTGGCGGAGATCCTGGTAGCCCATACCTGAGAAGTTTGCATCAAATGAAACCTGATCAGATAGTGAGTATGAGTTGTAAGGCAGAATTAAGTCATCTGCGGTGTAGTCAATCTGTGGGCCACGGATTAACTGAAGTGGAGTAGAACCGCCACCAGCAAAGTTATTCTGTGTGCTTTCTGTAATACCAGGCCAAATCTGCCCTTGTCCGCCTGTTCCTGTACCTGTGTAACCAAGAATTCTCTTTACACGGTGAGATGTACCGACACCCTTCTTGCGTGGGATACGGTTACGGAGTGGAGTTGGGCGTGGTGTTAGCAACTTAGCGGGTGCTTCAAGGTCAAACGCCGCAAATGATGTGGACAAAGGATTTGTAAGTGTGATTTCCTTTTGAATGTCCTGCATTGCCATGCGCTGAGCCGCTAGAGCAGTATTCAAACCGTTCATAGCGTCACCTGATAGTGACTTGCTTGCCGCTAGTGCTTCAAGTGTTGAGATTGGGTCTGCCTGTGGTGCTTGTCCTGGTACATGTGAAGCGTGTGAAAGACTCTTTGAGAGTTCAATTGAGTATTCCTCAAATAGTTCTGCGGCTTCTTTTGGACTTGCATCACTGAATAGATCGGCGGCCTTTGGAGGCGTTAATGCCATTTGTGTTTCCTTTCAGAGATTAGGTTGGATTACTTGTTAAGGGTTTCTTCATACTTTGCAAGAAATTCATCTGCAAGTTGCTTGTAACCTTTAGCAAGTGTTATGTCTGTTGTTGCTCTTGCTTTTTCTTTGTAAACAGCGGCCTTAGTTAGCAAGTCATTAGTTGCTTTCACATCTATTGGGCTTGCTGTTCGCTTTGGGCCACCACCTAGAGCCAAAGATTTTGCGGTTGCCAACTCAGTTTCCAAACTTACTGCTCTAACCTCAGCCGCCTCTTTTGCGGACACCAGGTTGGCAATCTCTGATTTGAGAGCCTTTGTTGCTTTTTCTACCACTTCTTCTACTATGGCTTCTAACTTCTCTGTTGAGTTTTCATCAACAGAAACTTCTTCAGTTTCTTCTTCTTCTGCAACTGGTGCTTCTTCTGCCTCCGCAGACTTAGGTGTATCTGATGGAGAAATGATTGTTGCAGTGTCTAGGTTTGCACCTGTCTCCGCTGTTGGTGTCATGTCGGTAGCCGCGTTAGACTTGTCTGTTTCTTCTAAAGATTTCATGTAGTTCTTAAAGCAATCATCTGCTTCTTTGTCTGACATACCTACATTTTTGCAACGAGCCTTAAATTCTTTTTCTGTCTCGCCCTTCATAGGCTTCATGTCTTTGTGGGCAGACTTTTCAGCGGCCATGTACTTGTCATACATAGCGTTGATTGTATCTTCCTTCATGCCCGCTTCTTTACAGCGCGCTTTAAATTCTTCTTTTGTTTCGCCCTTCATAGGCTTCATTTCTTTTTCTTCAGGCTTTGTTGCCATTTCAATTTCCGTTTCTTCCATGATTTCTCCCTCTGCTTCTTCGCCCTCATACCAAGCATGGAGATGAGAAACGGCTTCTAGTAAATGTGAGATAGAAGAAAGTTCATTGTGACCTTCCTTCATTCCTTGCGCTTCAATAGAAATGAGATTTGCTAACGCTTCGCGGGCGCGCTCGTACTCACCTTTATCAAACTTGAAAAGATCACCAAAAATAGACTCAGGTACAGCGATTGTTTCTGTTTCCATTTGGTTCTCCTTGATTAAATTACCGTCAGATTGTAAACCTTTTTTCTTACTTTCTGCCTTGTATTTGCCACCGCGCTTTTTGTATTCGCGGACTACCCAGGCATTAGCGTAGGCAGATGGGTACACATCAAACTTTGCCTTAGCCGCCTGTATAACTTCTGCGTATAATTCTTTGTCCGCAGGCTCACCCTTACGCGGTTTAATTACTTGAGTGAAATCTTCTTCACCCTCTTTTTTCTCAATCCATTCCTCTACCTGAACTAAATCCTTCTCACCATCAACAGACTTAGCCAAAATTAACTGGCAGTTAGGGTTGGCAGGGCGATCTACTAAAGAGACTTCCACAATCTGACCATCAACAATGCGGCCATTTGCGGCTTTGCTATCGCGTACAACGCGTGGGTTTTTAATGCCTACTGAAAAGCCCTTGAGTACGCCAGCATCTACCTTCTTAACTGAAACAGGATCTACAACCAAAACGCCAATGTAATGTCCATCAGCCTTTGCCTCATACTCCTTAGCCACGCCTGCGGCAATGTTGCTGTGTTGCTCTCTAATGTTGCCGCCTGATTTGAACCAGGCAGGCATTGCGCGCTTGAGCCATTCGCCATCACAAATCTGTTGATCAATGTCAATGGAGTCATCTGTTGCCTTTCCGTAAACGGTCATTGTGCCGTCTGCGTTACGGTCAGCCTTCTCAATACTAAAGTATGAGGTGGTTGTTAGATTACTAGCCATTGATTTCTCCTTGTTTTCCTGTTCA